AATCCTTCTGGTACACCTTTGACTACTATTATTAATTGCTGTGTAAATTCTGTATTATTTAGATATGCTTATATGTATCTTGCCATTGATAATAGGCTTGATCCATTTACATTTCGTATTTATGTGGAATTTGCAGGATTTGGTGATGATAATTTGTCTGGTGTATCTATAGAAGTTCCATGGTTTAATGCTATGTCTTATGCACACATTATGAAATTGCATGGTATAGTATATACTTCTTGTTCTAAAGGTAATATTGAAGTCGAGTATGAGAATATAGATGATGTTACATATTTGAAACGTACATTTGTATATCGTAATGGATGGATGCATGCTCCTTTAGATAAGAATTCTATTCATGAAATGCTTCAGTGGTGCAGACCTTCTTCTATAACTTTGGAAGAGAATATGCAAGCTACTTTCAACTCTTTCTGTCAAGAAATGGTGCACTACGGCAAATCTGAATATAATGAGTATGTGAATATTGTTATGTCCACTGCTCAAAATCTTCCTGACCCAATCAAATTGATCAGGAATGATTACAAAACATTGTATGCAGCAATGAGAAATAAATGCTACTAATGGTAATATCCATATTTAAAAAGAGTGATGACTTTTTAAATTTTGTTTACTGAGTGGAGACTCTTTACTCTCATCACATGCAGTCTTTGATTTAAGGTTATCACCACTGCATCCATTATTGGCCTTACTGAAAATTCTAATGAAAATTCTACAAGTGCACCAACAGTAGCACCAAATACTGTTGAACAACTCCACGGAGATCAAACCGAACAAGCCGTGCGTTTTACCGACGTAGCTCCAATCATTGTCGAAGATAGTGATGATACAGCTATTCGAACACATAATGTGTCTTTTAAAACGCCAACTTTGACTGATTATGTCTCTCGTGTTTACCCAATCGCAAAGTTCAAATGGACTGCGACTCAGGTTCAAGGTGATTTATTGGCTGAGATTGTTTTCCCAGATGTGTTCTATCAATATAGAGCTGTTTTGGAAAAACTATCTCGCTTTAAATATATGCGATCTTCGGTCAATATTTCCATAAGGTTGAATGGTACATCCTTTCACTATGGTAAATTGATTGCAGCTTGGTCGCCTTGTCCTATTCCAAGTCCAGCAGGTACTACTACTTTGTGGGATCGCACGGAAAATCTAATTTCCGTAACTGGTTTCCCTCATGTTATTGTATCTGCAGGTATGAATGAAGTGGTTGGATTAAAAATTCCATTTGTATATCCATACAATTATGTTGATATGACATCAACAAATCCTGTAAATACACCTCAAAGTAGGTTATTCATATACGTTCTGAATACTTTACGTTGTAGTGATGTTACACCAGATGTTGATGTAACGGTTTTTGGTAATTTGTACGACATTACACTTTGTGGATATTGCAACGAGGAACCTATTCCTCGCGCATTTCCAGATACTGTGCCTATAATTCCAGAATTTAAAGTCAGGAATTATTTGAAGTACAAACAACCAATTCATGATGGTGGGGAGGCTCAAATCGGGCATTTATGTTTAAATAACGTATCCCAAGTTGATTCTGATGAGAGTTCACCAATAACTCTCAATATTGGAACCTCTCCATCAACATCGCAATTAGATGGTGAGATGGTTGATTATTTGTCTCCAACAAGTCTCAATCAAATTGCCTCTCGTCCAGCTTTACTAGCAAGTTTTACTATGTCTAATGTTCAGCAAGTAGGTACAACTCTTTTCGATATTGCAGTTCACCCACTTTCTGGTATTTACACATCGTATACAAACGGTGAATTACATTTTATGACACCTATTCGCTATGTAAGTTGGCCTTGCAGATATTGGACTGGCGCTTTGAAATATAAGCTTCAAATCATATCTTCAAATTTCCACTCTGGACGAGTACAAATTTTGTATACACCACAGAATATTGGTTTTGCAGCCACTACTAGTGATGATACTGCATTTGAATTGACATCTCACATTATAGATATACAATGTGATAGTGAGATTGAATTTGAGATACCCTGGAATTCGCATATGCCTGCACTTTCGCTGAATAAACAAAATATTTATTCAGATGCTGGTAATGGTACTATCGCATTTCGTGTCTTGAATCAACTCACATATAAGGAGCTGCCTGTTCCAGATATCGAATTTAATTTGTGGGTTTCTGCAGGTAATGACTTTAAGTTATACAATATGCAGGCCCCTATTACTTTCGATTTGACCACACCTAGTAGTACATTTGATGGTGGTAAAGCACAAATTGCGGAAACATCAAAATCTACTATGTCTGGTGGAGCTGAAAATATAGTTCCTTTTGTTATGGGTGGACATACTGAAACAACTGTTGCTATTGAGGAAGCGACATTGATTCACGCATTCAAAACTACAGCTCCTGTTCTTTTTCTCAATGAGGATGAACAATTTGTTGAGGGTAATTTGCGTATGATTCAACCCACCACTCAAAATGTGCTTTTTAGCACAGAATGGGCAGATCCTTTCATTTCTACTATTTCAAGTACTAGAAATGTTATTCTGTCCTTTCCATATTATGATTGGTATAACTTAATGTTTCGCTTTCGGCGAGGAGATTACATTTATACCTGCTATAATATGAACATAACCGCTCCTCAAAGCGCTAGAGATTCACCATCTTCTATCGTAGCTTCTGCTGGTATTATTAACCAAGGTTATAATGCTAACAGATTTAAAGCTAGATATACTCAAGTGGATGATCTACTAGCAGCAATGGTATTGCCCACAGCAATATCAACGAGAGGTTCTCTGCAACCTCTTCATCTTAAATTACCGTATTCGGCAAATACCAAATTTGCTATTACTTCTGCGAGTACCGCGACTTTTCAACCGGTGTACCCTGAAGGGAATGAATGCGGAGTTATCAGTATTGCATCGCAGCGAAGTCAAAGTTTGATTTTTCGCGCAGCTGCGACCAATATGAAGTTCTACTTTCAAGTAGGACCACCTGCTGTCTTTATCAGTAATTGATAGCAACAACGGCTTGTCCTTGCCGCTTCTAATTAGAAGGAAAATCCATCTTGTTAAATTTCATTTTTCCAAGTCTCAACACTTACCTACCTTTTTCGCTCGTGTTGAGCTATCACATAGTGATATAACTACATCCCAGATAGGGTTTAGAAATACTTTTTATTTTTTCACCCTTCGGGGTTTTGTTTTTGTATTTCTATTCTTCGTATCTATACGGGGAGGAGC